ATATCACAAGATTTTAGCCACAAAATTTATTGATCTTTTGACTTGACAAATTTTAAAAATTTAGTATAATTAAATTATGACTGAAAGAACAACAGAAACAATTGTTGAGGAGATAAAACTTCTCATAGAAGAACGGGTAAAACCTGCTGTTGCCGGGCACGGCGGCAATATTGAATTTTTAGATTATAATGATGGGCACCTATTACTCGAGCTAGGCGGAGCGTGTAGCGGCTGCGCAGGCAGTACAATGACTTTAAAAATGGGCATTGAAAACATGCTTATGCACTATATTCCAGAAATTAAAACTGTAGAAGCTCAAGACGATCCTATGAGCACTGTTGATCCATTTTATTCATCAATGGATTTTTATGATTGGGATTCATGGGACGACGACGATGATGACGATACTAGTATAAATTCTGATTGATTTAGCAATGAATAATTTAAAAGAACTCACTAAAGAACAACATAAAAAAGCAGAAAAATCCAAATTTGCAAAAAAACTTGTAACTGGCAATCTTACTGCATCTGAGTATGCCTGTTACCTATATAATATGTGGTTAGTATATGCTTGTTTAGAAACTAAGGCAACAGAACTTGGTGTATTAGAAAGCATAGAAGATATATGCAGAACTCGGTTCATTTATTCAGATATGTTATCTATAGGAAGCAAAAAAGAACTTAAATTAAAGTCTTCTATAGATTATATTGAATATATTAAAAGCATTAGTAGTCCTAAAAAAATACTAGCTCATTGTTATGTTCGGCATATGGGAGATTTATCAGGCGGGCAAATTATTGCAAAAAATCTAAAAGATAAATTTCCTGTTCGTTTTTATGAATTTGAGCAAGATGTTATAATCCTAAAAGATAAATTTAGAGAAAAACTTGACGATAGTATGGCACCTGAAGCCACGATAGCATTTGGTTTTGCAGCTGATATTTTACAGGAGATGGATCACATTGATCTTACTTAATAACCTAAAGAATGAACTGGTATCTCATTTTAGCCCAAACGACTCTGTGCCTGTTCAAGATTTTGGTTTTGAGCATGGCAAGTTCGTTAACGAAAAATTTAGATGGGCACACTACGAATATTACACTACTGATAAGGTAGAAATTGTACATTTGGTTATTATGCCACATGCAAAATCAACTTCTCCTATCTTTGGCTTTGATGTAATTAATATTAGTGGCATTCTTACCGGAATGTTTTTTGATCTTACTCCAGTTGATGAAAGAGTCTTTAAGTTGCCAGTAATAGGCGATCCTCGGCCTAGACCTGAATGGAGTGGTTTTTTTAGTGAAAACTTTGTGTGCTGTAAACCAAAAAATCTAAATGAAGTAATGACTGTTGTGCCTGTTTTGAAATCATATCTGCAAGGCTTACCTAATTTAAAAACTACAGACGTAAGCAACAAACATCAAGCTTATATTGACGGACAAAGGAAAAATCCTCAGACTCTAAAAATGTTGTCTGCACATATTGGCAAAGATAAAGCCGAAGATTATTTTTTCAATCATCTTTGGCCTGACATAAAATGACCCTTATTACAAATAAATTTGATTATAAACCTTTAGATAGAACCAGCGTTGACGGCAAACGTAAATACCTAACACCAGATGGTGGCGCTGTTGCAAGCGTAACAACTATCCTCGATGCTACTAAAGATAAAACACATCTTATTGCTTGGCGTAAACGTGTAGGCGAAGCTAAAGCAAAAGAGATCGTAACCGAAGCAGCAGGCGTAGGCACTCGCATGCACAAGTATTTAGAAGACTATGTAGATACAGGTGAATGGCCGTCTGCAGGTTCTAATCCGTATGCTCAACAAGCGCACAGCATGGCAGAACAAATTAAATTACATGCTATGCAAGATGTAGGAGAAATTTGGGGATCAGAAGTTCAGCTTTATGTACCGCAACTCTATGCAGGCACAACTGATTTAGTTGGAACCTATAAAGGCCAGCCTGCTATTATGGATTTCAAACAAACTAATAAACCTAAGAAAGTTGAATGGGTTGAAGATTACTTTCTACAACTGACTGCTTATGCTATTGCTCATAATGAAGTCTATGGCACTAACATCTGCGAAGGCCATGTGTTTATGTGTAGTCGTGATGGCGAATATCAGCAGTTTGATATTTGGCCACACGAGTTTGCCGAATGGGAATCTGCTTGGTGGGATCGAGTTTACAAGTTTTACGAAACTAGTGTTTAATACTAGCAAACTATCGATAAATACTGTGTCATATAGGGAGGGAAACTATGACACAGAGAATAATAACAGCAATAATAATCTCTGTTGCGCTATTTTTCAGTTTGAGTTACAGTTATGCTCAAACTGATCCAATTGTTACAGAGTCTACAACTGATAGCACAGTAACTACTACAACAAGTTCAACTTCACAAATTTTATCACCGCCGCCTAGTGCAATTTCACCTAGTATAAACGGATCTAATTCTGATTTATGTACTGTAGGAGTGTCATCTGCTTTGCAAACTCAAATACTTGGTATTTCAGGAGCAACCACGCATGCAGATTTAAATTGCGAAAGATTAAAAATTGCAAAAACACTGTATGATATGGGTATGAAAGTTGCTGCTGTATCTACACTTTGTCAAGATGAACGTGTATTTCAAGCTATGTGGTATGCTGGCACGCCTTGCCCTATAGCCGGAAAAATAGGCGACGAAGCCAAGCAAATGTGGATCGATGCTGGCACACCTGGGGCAATAGTATTTACAGATTCTAAAATCGAGGAGCCAGTTAATGAGGTTGAAGCGTCTTTTAACCCTGCCCTACTTATTGGGGCTCTTGCTGCTTTGTTTATCATCGGCGGTTAATGCTCGAGCAGATCACGCAGATGAACCAGTAGTTGAATCAGACCCAGGCGCTGATACTCTCAACTATGTGTGGGATCCAGCTAATGTTGAATACACTGTTAATCTGATTAATCCAGAAAACTATACTGGCTGGACTTATGATGAGCATATTGAGGTTTCTAACAATTCTTACATGGGTACTATTAATTACGGCGACAGTATGGCAGACTGTAACAATTATTATTATAACACTCCTTGGACCGGTGTTGGTTCTTTTGGTCAGGGAGGATTGCCTTGTGTAAACATGAATGCTGACAGCGAGTTAGAACCTGTTATTAGATTTTCGTGGGGACACGCTACTGTGTATCAAACAATACAAGTCCAGCAACAGCTACAAAATCTAGGCTATGATGTTGTTGGTTTTCGTTATGGTTGGGAAATTAATAATAGTAATAAAGCACAAAATTGGTCTGCAGATGAAATATTAGCCTATGTTTACGTTTACGATAAATTTGGTAACTTAGTTTACAATAGTTTTTACAATTGGAGTTACCAAAATATTAGCGGATGGAATGCAACAGATATTGTTGCAACACTTTCAACACTTGACGCTTACCCTGCTGATAACATGGGTGTAGCTAGAATGTATTTTCACGGCCAAGATGGATGGGGATGGCAAGGATACTATGGACCTAAAGTAAGGGGTGCTTATTTTGAATATGCTTACGTTTACAATCCTTGTTACGCAACGGTATTAGCAGATCCTTCTTGTGATGGGTATGCTGAAGCATTTGGTGAACAACAATACTCTATTATGTGTTCTGCAGATCCTTTATATGATAGCGGCTGCCCTGGCTACGAAGATGCATATTTTAATTCTATGTGTAATATTAATCCTACCTACAGCATTATATGTCCAAATTATCCTATGTCAACTAGTGCATTTGACGATCAGCAAATAGTAGATATTACACCTGTAGAAGTTGAACAGGAAATAATTGCGGTTGTAGAAACTGAGGCAGAAGAAAACGTTGTTGAAGAATTAATAGACGTAGCAGAGACAGAAGTTGAAGTTGTTATCGATCCAATGGCAGAAAAAAACAACGCCAACAGTGATGAACAATCAGTAACACCTGAAAAGAAAGAACAATCAAAACGTAAAAAAATAAAGGAAATACTAGTTGCTAAACTAGCTAGTCTATCAGATCAACTTGCTCAAGAAGCAGATTTAGAAGCACAAAAATTATTACAACAGCAAATACTTGCACTAATGAATTATGTACCTGGCTTTGCTGCATACAAAGAAGGATTACCAGATGGGGTACTTTATGTATCAAATAATCCATATGAAAACTTATATGTTCCCGACAGTCGTGCAGGGCTAAGAAACGGACTTGCTCAGGAATTAAAACATAGGGAGATGGTCTTAGCTCAGTATAATTGATATTAAAGGAGAGGGTATGTATCAATATAGATGTAAAATATTAAAAGTAGTAGACGGTGATACTGTAGATGTCGATATTGATTTAGGTTTTGGAGTATGTCTAACTGATGAAAGAGTCAGAATAATGGGCATAGACACTCCGGAATCTAGAACAAGAGATTTAGAAGAAAAGGCTTTTGGCTTAGCTAGTAAAAATCGTCTTAAAGAATTATTACCAGAGGATTCTTATCAGGTCCTCAAAACTGAAGTATCTAAAAACGGAGAAGACATGAAAGGAAAATTTGGTCGTATTCTAGGCGACTTCCTAATAGGCAAAAAACGAGTTACTGAATATCTTATAGAGGAAGGACATGCAGTACCGTATCATGGTCAAAGTAAAGATGATGTTCGTGAGCAACACTTAATAAATAGGAGTAGACTATTAGCCGAAGGCAAAGTAGTATTATAAGACAAAAATTATTTAGGGAGAAATAAATGTCAGAAAAAGATTTGGGGCAAGGGTTAGAGGCTCTTGAAGACGGTATTGAAGATCTTAAAAATAAAGAATTTAAGATTTTTGGTATCAAAGTTACTGCTGTTACAGCAGGTGCGGCATTTGGTATTGTATCTACTGTGCTAGGTTTTTTATATGGAGCATTTACAGTGTATAATGATTATATGGACATGCGAGAAATGATTACTTCGTATGTAGCTCCAGATCTTTCTGGCATTGAACAGCAAATGTCTGTGCTTCAGGAACAAATGAATGCAACAGAAGATGCTGTGTTACAAGCTACTGATTATACTCGTCAAATTAGAAATGACCTAAAAGATGACGTTGGTAGAGTCGAGCGTCTTGTTGATCGTATTGAAGACAAAGTTAACGAAGTTGAAGTTGAAACTAGAGAAGTAATTGATATTGCAGATCAAAGATTTGATAACAAACGTGATCAGCTTTATGCAGATACAGATCGAAAAATTGCTGAACTAGAACAACGTCTTAATATGAAGATACAACTAGCACTAGATAATCCTTTAGCCAACTAACTACTGTTAGAATACACAGACTGATTCTGATAAATATTAAAAAGATCAGGAAGGTGACCTAATGGCAGTAGTTCAAATCTCTAAGATACAAGTCAGACGAGGACAAAAAAATCAAGGAACTGGCATCCCACAATTAGCTAGTGGTGAGTTTGGGTGGGCTGTTGATGCACAAGAACTATACATAGGTAATGGCGCTGTGAGCGAAGGGTCACCAGCTGTTGGCAACACACAAATACTTACCAGCACTACTGATATATTTTCTTTAGCAGCTTCGTATGAATATCAAAAAGACACAAATTATATAACGACAGATACACCTCGTACGTTGCAAAATAAACTTGACGATTTTGTTACAGCAGCAGACTTTGGAATGTCTGGAGAGGTTACGCAAGACGCTACTGAAAAACTACAAACAGCATTAGATCAATTATACTTAAATGTAGATAAAACATCAGAAAACAGTAAAGTGACTCTATACTTTGCACCTGGTGTATATTCAATATCAGATACTATATATATTCCTCCCCAAGTAAATCTTGTAGGTGCAGGAAAAGATAAAACTATTATACGTAACAGTTCAGCAAATGCTACAGCTTTTATAAGTGTAAATGCAGATAGCTCGATTGGCTCGTATGCAGATCATTCTACAACCACCACTGGCAATCAGTGCTCAAGAATTTCTATAAAAGATTTAAATTTAGAAACAACACAAACAAATAATCTTTTACAACTAGATAGTTGCAAAGATAGTGAATTTAGTAATGTTGTATTCAAAGGTGCGTGGGATGTAGGCACAATAGCTTCGACAAATTGTGCGTTAGTATTAAACAATTTAACATCTTCTGTGACCTCTAATAATTTACATTTTTATAAATGTGATTTTGATAATTTTTCTTATGGTGTTTACAGCGATTGGGACGTAAATTCAAACGCATGGAACGAGTGTAAATTTAGTAATTTAGGCTTAGGCTTAGCTTTTGGCACTGGACTTACTGTTCTAGATTCATTACTTAATAGTGGTAAAAGAACAGGGGCCCGGTCAAACGAAATAGAAAATAGTATATTTTCTGATATTAGCAGACAAGCAATACATTTCAAATTTGGTAACTCTAACATAAGCAGAAATAATACATTTTTACAAGTAGGCAACGAGCAAGGTGCTGAATTCGAACCGTTGTATGCAATTATTGAATTTGAAAAAGAAAATAATTTAAGCGACAATGACAGTTTCTCACGTACAGAAGTATTAGCTAATACAACATCTAATTACACATATGCATACATAGGAGAAATCAAAGGCCGAGTATCAGCAAATTATAGAGATGTGTTTTATAGAAATGATATTATTCCTACAACTATTGCCCAGACAAAGCTTAGACTTCCAGCTGATACAAGTTCATCTAAATCGTCACATTACATTGTAGATTATAGTCTTACTAGCCTTGTATACAACAGTACTAGAAGAGGCAGTTTACATGTGATTCACAACAGCACATCAGAAACAGTTGCTTTTACAGATGAATATGATTATGTTGGTGATGCAGATAAAGAAACTAGTATTCGTTTCTCAACAGGTCTTGCTAACGTAGACGGTGATGGTATTAACGAAACTATCAACGTACAGATAACAAACAACATGCCGTCGGATGATCAAACTGAATTGCGTTACCAAATTAAATTACTAAAATAGTAGCAGTTTGCCATTATAACATATTTTAACTAAATTCAAAATCTAGATACATAGTATACTTAAAGAAAAAGTTGACTAGAGCGTCAAAAAAGCTTATAATATATAAAAATTTGGAGTTGCTATGAATCGAGATATATTGATTATAAAACGTGATGGTTCTCGAGAACCACTCGACATCGAAAAAATTCACTTTGTTGTCGAGAATGCTTGTAACGGGCTAGCCGGAGTGAGTAGTAGCCAGGTAGAAATGAATGCAAACATTCAGTTTTATAACGGTATGTCGACAGGAGAAATTCAAGAAGTACTAATACGCAGTGCAAGTGATCTAATTAGTTTAGAAGCACCTAATTATCAATATGCTGCTGCAAGACTGTTAAGTTACGGCTTGTATAAGCAGGTCAATGGACAGTACGAAAGTATGTCCTTGCAAGAAATAATCGAAAAGAATATACAAAAGGGTGTATATGACCGATCTATTTTAGATCTTTATTCTGCAGAAGAAATAGAAAGACTGAATAGTTATATTCATCACAAACGTGATGAGAACTTTACTTACGCTGGGTTGCGTCAAGTAGTAGATAAGTACCTAGTACAAGACAGATCAAGTGGCGAAATTTTTGAAACACCACAGTTTATGTACATGATGATTGCAGCTACACTATTTGCGAATTATCCAAAAGAAACAAGACTGCAATATGTTAAAAGGTACTACGATGCGATTTCTCTTTTCAAAGTTAACATTCCTACTCCCGTTATGGCAGGAGTTAGAACGCCGCTTCGTCAGTTTGCAAGCTGTGTGCTTGTGGATAGTAACGACACTTTGGACAGTATCTTTTCTAGTGATATGGCTATTGGCAGGTATACTGCTCAACGTGCTGGTATTGGTATCAATGCTGGCCGCATACGTGGTGTTAATAGTAAAATCCGCGGTGGAGAAGTTGCGCACACTGGCGTGGTTCCGTTCCTAAAGAAATTTGAATCTACCGTACGCTGTTGTACACAAAATGGTGTACGTGGCGGAAGTGCTACTGTTCATTTCCCATTTTGGCATCAAGAGATAGAAGATATTCTTGTGCTGAAAAACAACAAAGGCACAGAAGACAGTCGTGTTCGTAAGCTAGACTATTCAATTCAGCTTAACCGCACAATGTACGAGCGTCTACTCAAGGGCGGTGATATCACACTATTTTCCCCGCATGATGTGCCGGGATTATACGAAGCATATTTTGGTGATGCAGATGAGTTTGAAGCTCTGTATACCAAATATGAAAACAGTCGAGTGCCAAAAAAGAAAATTTCTGCAATGGAACTGTTTTCAGAGCTGATTAAAGAACGTGCTGAAACTGGCCGTATTTACATTATGAATGTGGATCACGCAAACACTCACAGTTCGTTCTTAGACCTAGTATTCATGAGTAATCTGTGTCAAGAGATTACGTTGCCAACTACTCCGCTAGAGCACATTGATGATCCAGATGGTGAAATTGCGCTGTGTATTCTAAGCGCTATCAATGTAGGTGTTATTAACGAGCTTAGTGACCTTGAGTCTTTATGTGACTTAGCAGTTCGTGCACTTGAACAGATTATTGACTATCAGAAGTACCCTGTCAAGGCTGCTGAGATTTCTACAAAAGCTCGTCGTTCTCTAGGTATTGGATATGTAGGTCTTGCTCACTTCCTTGCTAAGAACAAAGTATCATACGAAGACAACGAAGCAGCACAGCTAGTACACAAGCTAAGTGAAAGCTTCCAGTACTACTTGCTCAAGGCATCTAACCAACTAGCACAAGAGCGTGGCGAGTGTGAGTATTTTGATCGTACAAAGTATTCTAAGGGCATCCTTCCGATTGACACTTATAAAAAGGACGTAGACGAAGCAATTGGCAATGTAGAACTAGAGCTCGACTGGAATGCACTACGTGAAGACATTGCAACTTGGGGACTCCGTCATAGTACACTTTCGGCACAGATGCCAAGTGAAAGTTCTAGTGTAGTGTGTAATGCTACAAACGGCATTGAGCCGCCACGTGGTTACTTAAGTATTAAGAAAAGCAAAAAAGGACCACTTAAACAGATTGTACCGCAATTCCAAAGTTTAAAGCAGCATTACACGCTGCTATGGGAAATGCAAGGTAACGAAGGCTACATTAAAATTGTAGCTGCTATGCAGAAGTTTTTTGACCAAGCAATTTCTGCAAATTGGAGTTATAATCCATTACAGTACGAAAATAACGAAGTACCGATGAGTGTAATGATGCAAGACTTACTAACAACTTACAAGCTAGGTTGGAAAACAAGCTATTATCAAAACACTTATGACTACAAAGTTGATCCAAGCGAAGTAATGGATGAAGAAACAAAAATCGACGAAACAATAAATGTTACATCGTCCCAACCCGAAGAAAATGAAATGTGTGAGGCATGTGCAATATGAGCAAGACTGTATTTAATCAAGAGAAAGTAGACTTTACTAAACAAAATATGTTTTTTGGTGCCGAGCAAAACACTCAGCGTTACGATGTGTTTAAGTTTCCTGTGTTTGATAAATTAAATCAAACTATGCTAGGATATTTTTGGAGACCGGAAGAAGTTAGCTTACAAAAAGATCGAGCAGACTACGCAAACTTTAGACCAGAACAAAAACATATTTTTACAGCTAACTTAAAGTATCAGACTCTACTTGATTCAGTGCAAGGTCGCGGGCCATGCCTTAGCTTCTTGCCTCATGTTAGTATTCCTGAGTTAGAAGGCTGTATTGTTACTTGGGACTTCTTTGAAACCATTCATTCACGTAGCTATACACACATCATGAAAAACATTTATGCTGATCCAAGTGAAGTGCTTGACACTATTCTCGAAGACGATCGCATTATTGAACGTGCGGTAAGTGTGACTAAAAACTATGATGCGTTTAACGAAGCAAGTGACAATTGGTTCCACCACAAAAAAGGATCTATGCGTGAAGTAAAGAAAAAACTTTACTTGGCCATGATGAACGTAAACATTTTGGAAGGCTTACGTTTCTATGTGTCATTTGCATGTACTTTTGGCTTTGGTGAACTTAAAATGATGGAGGGCAGTGCTAAGATTATTTCGCTTATTGCTCGCGACGAGGCGCAGCATCTAGCATTAACTACGCATATTTTGAAACTATGGGCACAAGGCAAGGACGATCCTGAAATGGTAGACATTGCGAAAGAATGCGAAGAAGAAGTGTATGATATGTGGCGTGAATGTGTAGCGGAAGAAAAAGCATGGGCTACTTATTTGTTTAAGGACGGTTCTATGATCGGACTAAATGAAACACTTCTACATCAGTATGTAGAATACATTGCTAATCGTCGTCTAAAAGCAATTGGTTACAATGCTATTTTTGATGCGCCGATCAATACAAATCCACTTCCGTGGACACAGCATTGGCTAAGTTCTAACACACTTCAAGTCGCTCCGCAAGAAACTGAAGTTGAGTCATATATTGTAGGTGGTATTAAACAAGACGTAAATAATGACATGTTAAAAGGATTTAAATTATAATGCTTATTGAAGCACCATTCAAAACAGGAGACACTGTGTCTCTAAAATTAACTAGTGGCGAAGAAGTTGTAGGTAGATTTGATACCTCTGCTGATGGTAAAATCACATTAATAAAACCATTAATGATGGTAGTACAACAAAACGGAATCGGCCTTGGTCCATTCATGTTTAGTGTAAGCCCAGAAACTAAGTTTCAGTTTAGAGAAACAGCAGTAAGTTGCATGGCTAAAACAGAAACAGAAATAGCAAAACAATACACACAATCAACAACTGGTATTGCATTACCATAAGAAAGGATAGGTTATGGATGTTGTAATATGGAGTAAAGCTAACTGCGGTTATTGCGAGTCTGCAAAGACAATGTTTAAGTCAAGGAATATTGCCTACACTGAAAATAAAATAGGCGATACCCACACTCGAGAACAACTGTTAGAAGCAGTTCCTGATGCAAAAACAGTGCCACAAATTTTTATTGATGGTAATTTAATTGGAGGTTATCATCAATTGGATAATTACTTTAACCAAAAGGAGAATGTAGAGTGAATTTACACGAACAAATTGTTCACGAATTTAATTCGTACTTAAAAGAAGCAGAATTATTTGACGAAAAAGATGTCAAAGCTGCTGCGGTACGTGCTCGTAAAGCTCTTGGTGAAATTGGCAAATTAGTCAAAGATCGCCGAAAAGAGATACAAGAACGTAAAAATGACCTATAATTGCACGTTATAGGCGATAAATAATATGTGTAAACTAAATAAAAACAGTTTTTTAAATGGAGGGAAAACCAAATGAAAACTATTATTGCAACCGTAGCATCTGCTGCGGCTATTACTGTTGCTGGCGTTGCTAGCGCACAAGATCTAGGCAACGGTGGCGGAATGAGCCCATACGTTGGTATCGAACACACAACTACACCAGCCACTGGTTGGTGGGATGGTGACAGCTCAACAGAAATCACTGTTGGTGCTACTGCTGATCTACCATGGAGTCTAGCACTAGACGGATCTGTTGATATTGTAAATGCAACTGATATTACTAACGCTGCGGGTGCAGCGGCAGCTGACACATCTGCTTGGGACCTAGGCGGCTTTGGCATCGGCGGTGCTGAGGTAACTGTGTCTTATGAAATGGCAAATGGACTAGAAATATACAGCACCACAGCTTTTAATACTGAATTTACCCGTACAAGCACATCTGTTGGCGCTACATGGTCATTCTAATATAATTAATAGTTGACTTTTCAAAACTGCTCCTTTATACTTTAAACAGTTGAAGGAGCAGTTTTTTTAT